AGCACAACGGCGCCCTCCCCTGGAACACGCTGCTCAAGCTCACGGATGCGCTGGCGGTGCTCGCGGTTTTCCTGGAACAACAGCGCGGCGGTACTGTCCACGCCACCCTGGCGCTGGATCAGGTTGTCGAGCGCCTGCTGCCAGTCGTGCCCACCACCCTGTGGTGGGGTCTGCGGGGTCTGCGGGCCACCCCCATGGGATGGCTGTGGCTGTGGCGGGTGCCCCTGGCTCCCGCCCTGGTTGGTGCCGCCCTCGCCCTGCTGGTTGAGTACCAGCCAGAGCAGCGGTATGGTGCCGAGTATGAGTTTCAGAAACATCAGTCACGCTCCTTGTCGTGTAAATATAAAAAATCGGCACCCGCTCCCCCTGGGAGACAGATGCCGATGGACTGGTGCCGATGGGCAAATAGGTCTTTCGTTGGTGTGCCCGTCTCTCCGGGCTGTCATACCACGTTGCCAACGGCAGGCAGGTATCGCCTCATCAATATCGATATTGGTTGCGGTGGCAGGAATTGAACCTGCGGCCTTCGGGTTATGAGCCCGACGAGCTACCACTACTCCACACCGCTCCGTTATTTAATTGTAGCATACCGGCCACATATCAGGCAATACGCCGCCGCTCCTGCTCCTGTTCGGCCTGGGCGATCCAGGCATCGAGCATGCGCAGCGCTCCCGACAGGAGACGGCGCAGGTTTTTCAGGGTTGCCAGGTCAATGTACATCTCTCACACCACATCGTAGCTCGTTTGTATTCATCCGTAGCCATAAATTGAACATCGACCTTTGTGAGTTTATTGCCCGCCATCATTCCGGTGGTTCCATCGTCCCAGGCAACCGTGAATGATTGCAGTCGCTCTGCGTAGGCGCGGAGCGTGCCGAACATATGGTCATTGGTGGCAGCGCGCCAATACACCCTATCGCCAATAGCGAGCGGCTTGTTATCTATATCGGTGTGTGTATCCATCCCTATACTCCTTATGTAGCCTCCTGAAGCGCCCGCACGGGCGTCACCTGCAGGCTCTTGCCCCAGGTTGGATCGTCGGTCACGGTGGCAAACTGCCCAAACTCCACCCGCCCGGCATGCAACAGCTCATAGCGCTGCGGCCCGAGTTGCGCCCGCTGGGCGGCCTCGGGCTGGCGGTCGAACCACTCCCGCGCCGTCTCGCGTGGTATCTGTCGCCCGTCGATCACCGGGATCAGCACGCCCCTGCCGCGCGGGTGGTCAAAGAACGGCTGGTCGAGCGCGTAGAGCGTGCCATCGGCGGCAAGGCAGGCCGGGCAGGTCCGTTTGTCGTGCGACTCCAGCCGCTCATAGGCGCTCACCACCCCGCTCTCCTGGTATGCCTGGCGCGTGCCCTCGCGGTAGCTGCGCAGCGTCTCCGTGCGCGCTATCGTCTGACAGCGCGTGAGGCTGGCCCCACTGGCCTGCTGCATCTGGCGGGCAATCACGCGCGGATTGCTGCCTCGGGCGATGCCCGTCACCAGTTCGCGGGTCATCCCGTCGGCGGCATCCGGCCAGCTTTCGGCCAGCAGCCGCGCCAGCGGGCTGCCATCTGCTGCAAAGCCCACCGCCGCCTCCACTGCCGGAACGTTGAGCACGTTGAAGGCGATGCCCGGCGCGCCAATGCTGAGGACCTCCGAGGCATTGAACAGCGCCAGTTGCACATAGGTCGTTTGCGTCGCCGCCAGCGTGGGCGCCGTCGCCTGGGCATACACCGCAATCTGGGCCTGTGTCTGCTGCAGCAGGGCCTGATAGCGCTCCAGCCGTGCCAACCGGGACGGTGAGACCGTCTTCCAGCCGCGCTGCTGGATGTCGGCAACCAGCGCGTCAATGTCGGCCTGCAGCGCCTGCTCGACCTGCTGCCAGCGCTCAGCCATCTGCATGAGCAGGTCGGCGTCGCGTTGCAGCAGCGCGGTCTGGTGGCGGTCTATCAATTGGTCAAGCTCGGCGGTGGTCATTGCTGCTATCCCAGCCTGATCAGCAACTGCGTGATATTCGTCCCGCTCACGTCCGTGGCCGCTCCCACCACGAGGTTGTAGACCGTCTCGCCTTTGCCCGCAGCGAGGCCGAACTCTGTTTCCAGGCGGCTGTAGTCGGTGCCGTCGATCATGGTCTCCATAACGTCCTTGAGCTTGACCAGTTGTTGATCGAAGGCTGTGCCATAATTCACTGCTTGCCGCAATTCCGAGCCGAGCCGTTTTGTGCTGTCGATTGAAATGTGCTCTACTGCCATACATACTCCTCCTTATGTGAACGGATATGTTATGCCCGCCCCCCCATTGTAGAGTTGCGTGCGCTCGGCGGGCGTGAGCACCCTATCCCAGATGCCTATCTCATCAATTAACCCATCATATGTTAACGGCCCTGCTAGACGATACCCCACAGTCAAAGGTGTTGATCGCTCTATGTTGCCTGTAGCTCCCGTTAGGGTCGTAACAGTTCCGTTATTGATACTTGCGTTTACACTTCCGTCGCTGCTGTCATACCAGAACAGTACAAGATGCCAGCTACCCGCTGTAAATACATTAGGTATAAGAATATTTTGTCGTGTCGGAGAGAACCAATCAATGCGCAGGTCATCATCCTGCATAAGAATTTCATATTCCCGTGGGGGATTAGCGTCCTTCCCCAATAGCGCTTGAAATGATGGAGCCACGGTATTAGGCTTGACCCATAAAGCCCACGTCTTTGAGCCAGCACCAGCGGACACGTCGCTATTACTCGCAATGCTCAAGTATTGACCAACACTCCCTGCAAATGATGCCGCATTACCCTGCTTGCCAATGGTCGAGCCCACGCCGCCATTATCAGTCAGGTTGTTGGTGCCCGCGCTGTCAAAGCGGGTGCCGGTGCCCTCCAGCTTCCAGTAAGCAGCGAGGTCGGTGAGCAGGGACGATGCGCCGCCGCCGCCCGTCGCCCGCTGGCGCAGCACGCCCAGGTTGTTTGCGCGACGTTGCACGCCATATGCTGGCAGGCCACGCACGTCAGAAGACCTCCAGATCAACGACGACCGATGCTGTTGTGCTGCGCAGCCGCACGGTGCGACTACTACCTGCTTCCAACAGTCGAACCTCCCAGGTATCGGCCTTTGCAATGCCACCGACAGCCAGCGCAGATGCCGCGATAGTGGTGCTGCTACTCGTTGCCACCGCCGCCGGGTCCTCACCAATCGCAAAGCGGATCGCGTTGCTGCGAGGATAGAGCCGGATACCCCGCGCCGTGTCAGGGATCGTGACCGTGGTGACTGTGCCTGGCGTGGCGCTCAACGTGATCTCGATACTCGCCAACGCGCCCTGGCGGGCGTCGGCATTCAGCCCCGCGCCAATGGTGTAGAGCGCCGTGCCATCACTCAACGACTCACCACTATCCGTGAGCTTGATCGGCAACTCGTAGCCCGGCCCCCGGCCCAGGATGTAAAAACTATCCGCCATCCGTCATTCCTCCATTCCGGTCAAACTGCAGCATCGCCTCGCCCAGGCTCATCCGGGCCTGTTCGCGCTCCTGCTCCTGTTCCTGGTCGATCTGCTGCTGCTCCTGCTCCACATCGTCCACGCCCAGGCGCGCCATTGCCGTGCGGCGGCTCATCAGCCGCGCCCCGACCACGTCCACCAGGGCGCGCATGTCGGCCTCGCTGATGGGCCCCGCGTCAATCCGGCACGTCGCGCTAACACGCAGCCCGGTGAAGCGCGCTGGCTCGCCTGCGAAGGTGGCGGCAAAGTTCAGTGTTGTTTCCAGCAGCCAGCGCAGCGCTTCTTCGATCTCCGTTGCGGTATCTTGCAGGCTCAACACGAAATCAAACAGCGCCTGCCGTCGACTCTCGCCCGACGGGGCCGCGTCGCCACTCAGCAGCGCGTGTAGCTGGCGCGTCTCTTCCAGAATGCCACGGTAGGCGCTGCGGGACGTCTCCTCGAACGTGGTGACCGGCACCGGGTCACGATACTGGACGCTGGGCGTGGTATAGCCGGTGACATTGCCCGCGTCATCGAACACGGGCACGCCAACCGCGTAGTTGGTTGTGCCAGGGCCGATGACCGGCTGCTCAGCGGTAAACGTCTCCTGTCCGGTGCTGTCGTCTCGGCTCCAGGTGCCAGGCATTTGGGCATTCAGGAACACGCGCTCCAGGAATCCGCCCACGACCACGTTTCTGGCCAGCATCGTGCGGGCCAGGTTGAGCAGCTTTTGCTGTTGCCGCACCTGCTCACCAATCAGCGGCTCGGCTTCCATCTCGTACAGGAGCAGCCCCCCATCCAGCGGCAGGCGGGTGTCAGCCTCGGTGCTCCCCTGCAGCACGCGCAGCACGGTCTGCCCGTCATCGTCCAGGTAGGTGAGTTCGGTGACCTGCGTCTGCTGCACGCCTGCCAGATCGACCGGCGTGTACTGATAGACGCCCGCGTCTGCCATCGTGCTGGTGTCAGTAAACACCGTCGCCTGCGTGGGGCTGAGCGCCTCGCACCACACATACCAGATAGCATCAGGCAGCGGCGTGGGAGGCACGCCGCCGGTCTCATCATCGCGGTTGGCATCCGGCACAAACAGCCGCAGCGGAGCGCGGCCACTGAGCAACAGATTGACGACCGCCTTACTGATGATCTGGTGGATGCCGCGCCAGTCCCACCACTCCCTGAGTAGCGCCTCGGCCTCCTGGATCAACTCCTGTTCCTCAGCCGTGGGCTTTTCGCCGTCGGCCAGGGCGCGCCGCACCGACAGCGACCAGCGGGGTTCGTGGCCGATCACGCCCGCCAGATGGCGGAGTGTCGTCTCCTTGATGGCGTTTTTGCTGACAAAGCCGCGCTTGATCTGGCTGATCATCAGCGCCGCTTCGGCACTGGTCTCGGTGGGCATCGGGCCGATCCAGCCCGCGCCCTGTTGCCAGTGGTCGCCGTCGTAATAGCGACGGTTGGCCATCATTCCCTCGGTGACCGTGATATGATTGGCGGCCTGGGTGGCGCTGATGTCGGCAAAGGTCGTCATAGCGTGACGCCTCCCGTGCTGGTGTAGCGGCGCTGGGCGCGGGGGTCAATGTGCTGCAGGTCAACATACGCCACGGCGTAGCGCAACGCGTCCATCCCGTGATCGTCAGCCTTGACCGGCTCTTCTTTGTTCGGTCTGCCATCGCTGCCTATCGCCCAGCGGTAGCTGTCGAACTCTTGCTCCGTGCAGGTTGGTCGCTTCGCCTCGACCAGGCGCGGGTCGGCCTGTGTTAGCGCGCCACTCAGCAGCATCAGGCGCGCCTTGCCGTCGCCTGCCACACTCATTCGCTGCTCCACGGCCTGAATGCCCCGACTGACCGCCTTGTACGCAGCAATGGTGTGAATACCGTGCGTGCGCAGGGTTGCCCGGTCTTCGGCGTCGTGATCACACACCGTTGCCTCAATGCGTTCGGTTTTGCTCAGGCGATTGATATCAGCCGCGTGATCGGCGACCGTGCGCTGCGTGCGGTACAGTTCGCGGTAGAGGTACATGCGCCCGTCGGGGTCGATAGCCCACCACTGACACACGAATGGGTTTGTGTAGCCAAAGTCGATTGCCCTGATGCGCCGCCAGTCGGGTGGAAGAGGGAACGGTTCGATAAGGTGTCGAGCCCGGTCGAAAGCATACACGGCCCCCTCTGCCGCCGCGCGCTGACCGAGCAGCAGGCGGGACCGGCGCACCCCGGTTAGCGCGCCTAGCACCTCGCTGACGTACTGCTGGCCGACGGGCGTCCAGTCGCCATTGCGGTAGAGCGTCGGATTGTCCTGATGGCGCGAGAAAAAGACAGTGGCCGTGCCCGCATCGCAGCGCTGGTGCAGCCAATGCGTCGGCGCGTCAGGGTTGCAGTCGGCCAGCAGTTGCTGGTAGGGCATCACTCCGTTACGCAAGCGAGTCAGGAGTTGCTCATAGTCGTGCTCGGTCAACTCAGTGGCTTCAGGAATGACAATCAGGTCATATTCTGTTGACATCACTTTGGCGCGCTGGTCTTTACCAGCGGCGACGAGCCCCGCGACCACAATGCTGCTGCCGTTGGGATAGTCGTAGCTCTTGCGGGTGCGGCGCTGGGCTCCTGCAGCAATTGGGGAGTGTTCCGGCAACACCTTTTCTTCCAGAGTCACGAGGGCCGACTCGGTCAGGCTCTCGCGGGTTTTTCGCACCAGCAACGCCCGCATACCAGGATACTTGAGCGCACAGAAGTGCATCTTTTCCAGCAGGGCGCGTGTCTTCCCCGTGCCCGCCGGGCCTTCGAGCACGACCTCACGGTCTTTGCACGCCCACATCTGCCGGGCAGCCCCGGAGGCGGTGTAGGGCCGCTGCGACACGGGAATACTATGCACTTTCAGGGTCGAAGTCGCCGCTTGCCACATAAACCTTGTATCCTTCAGCCGGGCCTTTTCCGGCAGCTTCCACATCAACCGACATACCAGCCATCGCCAGCACCATATTCACGTAGGCCAGCTCACCATCTCTGGCGCGCTTGCGCACGACGCCCAGAACATCGGCAATGTCATGCTTGACCAGTTCGCGTGCCAGGGCGTTGACTTCATCCATAAAACCGGGTAGACGCTTCCAGTCAGAGAGTGTGGCCTCATCCACGCCAAACTCTTTTGCCAGTGCCCGTTGCGTGCCGGGCTTGCGCTGCGTTTTAGGAAGCGCCAGCCACTCAAGAAATTGCCGCTGCTGTGGCGACCATTCTTTGGCGTTTTTGGCCTGCTCCGACACGGTGCTACCCTCGCAGCCTATTTATTGCCACCATCCGTATCACAGGTCACTGCTCGTCTATTCTCTGGCAATACGCCATCCAAAACGCTACCACCTTCTGTAAGTCGGTCAGTACAATGGCGTAATTTCGG